ATTGGTATCGCAAGCAGCAGGCTGTTGCCAATGGACGGCCAAATCCCAATATGATAATGCCTGCGTTCAACATAATGTAAGATGAAAATCCTTGATCTTTTCAAGTCAGCGCCCAAGCCAATCATTACTGGTAGAGCTATAACATCTCCGGTGGCTCATCCTCATTATGCTGAACAGCTTCGTGGCCTTCAGGAATTGAATCAGAAGATGTTTCGCAGCTATGATGCCGCGGTAACGACCAATTTCAACGCCGACTTTCGTTCGACATTTGGAAGCGCAAACGCCGAGATCCTTACTTCGACCTATATATCTCGCAGCCGAGCCAGAACGCTTGCAAAAGACATCCCCCACGGCAAAGCCATCATCCGCACCTATCAAAACAACGTGGTTGGTCATGATCCGTTTCGGCTCAAAATGAGGGTTGGCAAATGGGAAAATGTTGACGGCAAAAAGAAGTTTGTTGAAGAAGAAGAAACAAACCGGATGATTGAACAGGAATGGGAAGTTGCCGGCTGGCCAGAGAATTTCTCTGTTCGCAAGGACAAGTCCCGAATGGAAGCCTACCGAATAATTGAAGCCGCGGCAGTTCGAGATGGCGGCATTCTGATTCGTCATCACAAAGGATTTCCCAATAACAAATACGGATACGCCATCGACTTGCTTGAAATTGATCGGCTGCAAGAAAGCTACATGGGCAAGGCCGAAAATGGAAATCCCATTCGATTTTCTATTGAATTTGACAAGTTCAATGCTCCAGTCGCTTATTGGATCTTGACCCGTCATCCTGGTGAGGTGTTTGGTTACAATGGAAACATCCCCAACACATGGCGAGAACGTGTTCCGGCTGAAGATGTAATTCTTTTCAGCAACATTCGAGACCGAGCCGAGCAAGATGTGGGATTCACTGAATTGGATTCCATTATGCAGCATTTGCATCGTGATGCTCAATACGACAAGGCTTTGGCCTTTGCCGCAATTGCCAGTTGTTGCAAACCGTTTTGGATTAAGAAGTCATTTCCTACTGGAATGAACTTTACTGCGGAAGAATTTGGTCAATGGTTAGGTCAATTGGAAACGACTCAATCCGGTGGTCCTTATTCCCCGCCTACGCCAATGGGAGACGGCGGTTCAACGGTCGCTCGTCAACAAAACATCGGTCAGCGAATGTCCACCGAGGTGCCAGCATCCACAATTCAATTAGAATATGGCCAAGAGTTGCAGCAACTCGATCCTCGGTTTCCCGTAGAAGCAGCCCACACATTCAAGAATGACAATTTAAGGGCAGTTTCGGTTGGAGCAGGCATATCCTATCAATCATTGTCTGGTGATTACCAAAGCCTGGGATTCTCTGCTGCACGAAGCTGCTCTATTCCTGAGCGTGATTATTTCAAGGTTCGGCAAGAACACATGAAACACAATTTTGTTCGCGGTCATTTCCGCGAATGGTTGCGTTATGCCATCATGAGCGGTGTTCTTGATTTGGATATTTCCAGATTGGATGAATTTGTCGGATCCGCTCGATTCAATGGCAAACGCTGGCCGTTTATCAATCCGCTCCAAGACATTCAGGCAACGATCCTCCAGCTTGAAGCTGGGCTTATTTCCCCACAGCAGGTGCAAGATGAAATGGAAGATGGCATCAGCATTGCCGATCTTTACGCCATGTTGGAAGAAGCTAATACTTTGCAACAGGCTCATGGGCTATTCTTTGGCGATGTGGACGTTACCAAACCGGCATTGCAAAGCGGTCCTCCAGGAGAAGTGAAGCTGGCCGAAGCCGGCAGTGGCGCTGATCAGCCCAAATCGGTAAAGAAAACAACCAACCCAGTTCGCAATAAGCGAAAAAGAGGGATTTCTAAACTGACACTGGATCTTTTGGCAATGCAGGGAGATGGAAAGTAATCTTTGACTTAAGGAAATTGATATGCCGTGGAAAATTGAAAAAGAAGGGGATGAATTTAAAGTTGTCGAAGCCGAAGATGGTCCGCACCCCGGCAAAGTCTTTGGCACTCATCCAACTGAAGCTAAAGCCAAAAAGCAATTGGCCGCTCTTTATGCCAATGAACCGAAACGAGCAAAGAAAACAATGGTTTATCGTTACGCTGAGGTTGATAAAGATTCAATTGACGGCGAAAAAAAGACTTTGCAAGTTGCTTTCAGTTCTGAATATCCGGTTGAAAGAACATTTACGCCCGAGCAAGAGGAAATGGGGCTTGGCCGAGCTGGAGACAGTTATCTTGAAGTCTTATCCCATGATGAAGGGGATGCTGATTTTTCGGCATTGAACCGTGCCGGCGCATTTCTTGACGAGCATAATCCTCACATGCACCTTGGCAAAGTGGCTCGCGCCGAAATTAGCCAAGATCGCAAAGGCCGTGCGGTGCTTCATTTTGACCATGCGACCAGCCTTTCTAAAGCTCGTTATGAACAAATGACCAAAGGCAGCAGGCCTCATATTAGCTTTGGCTATTCTCATACCGCTCATTTAGGCGAAACTCAGCTTGAAGATGGGCGGACTGCTCATCGTTTTGCTTTTGCTGCCGATGAAATCTCTAGTGTTGCTCGACCCGCAGACCCCACCGTTGGGGCTAAACGATTTGATGACACATGTCATTGCACAGGATGTGGACGAAGCTATCGCGAAGATGATCTCGATGATGATTATCGTTGTGATAATTGCGGTCCAGCTGCCGCAGAATCACCGGAAGAAGAGTTGAAAGAGCCGGTTCAGGAGACTTTGGAGCAGGAAATGGCTGAATCCAAAACAAAGGGAATGGTAAAATCCAAAACGGTTGACTCTAAAGAATTTTTAACGAAATTGGAAACCAATTTGAAACCGACTATTATGTCCGAAATCATTGACGAAACGAAAGTCCGCGCCGACGAGGCATCTAAATTTGCTTCACGAGCGAAAACCATCACCGATACCACTGACGAATTTGTTCGCCAGCATGGTAAAATGAACGGTGGCAAACTCGCTGACGCTATCCGCGGCCTCGCCAATCAGGCGTTGACCTCGGACATGAGCATTGCCGAGTTTAAAACTCGTTGCCTCACCGAAGTGGTTGGCGCAAAACCGGCCAGCCCGACGATGATTGAAGATGTGACTGACGCCGCCGGCGCTCAAAACTATTCAATGCTTCGCGGCATTCAGTCCTGCATCAAGCGGGATAGCAATGTTCCCGACGGTCTTGAAGGAGAGGTTCATGCCGAAATCCTAAACCGCAGTAAGACTTACGGCGGGCTTGGTTATGATTTCAAGGGCTTTCAGGTTCCTCAGAACGCTCCGATGCGAGTCTCTGCTGGTCGCTCTGGCCGCAGCTCGATGAGTCGGGACATGCAAGCAACTGTATTTCCTTCCGGTGGTGCTTTCGTTCCAAACCAGCTGATGGTTCCGGTCATTGAATTGCTCCGCAACCGGATGGTTCTGGATCGCGTTGGCGTTAGGACAATGGCTGGCCTTCAAGGCAATGTCATTATCCCTCGTCAGGAAGCCGCTGCCACCGCCTACACCGTATCTGAAATTGGTTTGCTTACCGCCAGCCAGCAGATCCTTGGTCAGATCGCTATGGCACCCAAGCGCGTTGGCGCAACTCAGGTCTATTCCAAGCAGTTCCTCATGCAGTCCACACCGGACGCCGAAGCTTTCATGCGCGACGACCTGTTTAAGGTGATCGCCCTCAAATGGGACGCTCTCGGATTGAACGGTCAGGGCGCTGGCAGCGAGCCGCTCGGGGTTTTGAATACCCCTGGCATTGGCGTTGTGGCTTTGGGTTCTGCGACCCCGACCTACAAGCAGATTGTCGCTTTTGAGACTGCGATTCGTGCGGCTAACGTAACGGATCCGATTCATTACCTCACGACCCCCACGGTCAAAGGATCGCTCAAGACCACTGCCGCCGCGCTGACTGGCGCGACGATCATCAGCGGTCCGCTCAATTCCATCTGGCAGCCTGGTGTGGATGGTGATGGCGAAATGAATGGATACCCCGCTCTGGCCAGCAATCAGATTCCGAACAATCTGATCATTGCCGGCGCTTGGACTCATTTGATCCACGCTCTGTGGGGCGGTATGGATGTTGTTGTTGACCTTTACACCAAGGCAGCTAATGCTGAAATCGCGTTGACCATCAATACTTGGGGCGACTTTGCTGTTCGTCATCCTCAGGCGTTTGTTGTGTCAGACGGCCCTGGCAACCTGTAATCGGCAACTGAAAACTCTATACAAAATGACTATGAAAAACTTGAAAAAAATCGCTTTGGCGCTGGCTCTTGCCGGCATTTCGCTGAGTGCGTCCGCTCAACGGTCTTGGGATCTGTTTTACGTTCCCCGCACCATTCAGCTAACCGCTCCGTTCTATACTTCGACAACTTATGCCCCAATCACCGTGACAAATGGTCCGATTGATGTGAAGTTGTTTGATGGACTGGCCCGAATCGATTTCACATGTGTCATCAA